CGATATGTTTTGAGGGGGCTAAAGACCCTTCGAGCACAAAGCCGGAAGATCCCATATGCACAAAAACTGGCTCAACCCAATTATCTGCTTCAACATCAATTGCAGAGACACCATAAACGCCGGTGATGCCCTCCTGCCCCATATTTCCCAAAGTCTGATTGCTAACCGTTTCCTTGATAACGCTCACTGCCCGTCCACCAGAAAGTCCCTGCGTTAATTCATGGAATGATTGTCTGAAAATGCGGCAGCCTTCGGGAAGGGTGATCCTTCCGGTTGCACTATCAAGAGACCCAACTTCACCGGAGGTGAGTTTGTAAGAGCAATTTGTAAGATACTTGTTGAAAGCAAAACGCTGCGTAACAAAATCTGCGTCTCTTTGGATATATGCGACGCCAAGCAGGAAGCCGCCGCCTCCACCGCCATTGCCGGCGGCCTCATTCGGATTTATCGGGTAATACAGCATTCTTCTCTCTCTCTCTCACACACTCCTGCTCAGAATATGTGGCCCGCGGCTTCAGTCCGCGTAATATCCTCTGTCGTCTTCCTGCCCCCACTTGACCTTCACTTCGCTGGCCATATCGGCGTAGTCCCGCCCCCGATCTGTCTCCAACCTCAACCGCTGCGAGAAAGGCCCCTTTTTCGCCGCGATCGTGCGGGTTCCTGCCCTGGCGGATGATGCCAGGTTGAAATCAACCGTCGGAATAGCGCCATAATCCGTGGGCTTTTCGCGGATCGGGGCGTCTTCCACCCACCCGCGGAAGGCGCGCGCCGTGTTCACCAACGCGCCCGTCTCCGGGTTGAACAGAGCGAGGTGGATCTCGACCGGTGCGAGGCGCGGGTCATATTGCAGAACAGCCGCCTCGACCTCGGCAGACACCATCGAAAATTCGACGCGCTGGTATTGGATGTCAGTGCCGGCTTCATACTGAAGCTCACCGATCCCGAGCATTGCGCCGGCGCCGATGTATTGCCGCTCTTGCCCGGCGATCACGACATTTATCTCGTCCGCGTCATTGCAGAAGCCGGAAGTTTCGACCTCGTCCGTGTCGCGGTTACGACCCGAGATCCACACAAGCCAGCGCGGAACGACCACGCCGCTTTGGAGCTGCTGCTGCATGTCATTCGGGATCAGCATCGCGTCACCTCAAGGTTTGCTGGAATTCGAAAGAGAAGCCGTCAGCCACCGCGAGGCCGATCTCGGACGCCTTGAAGCTGCCGGGCCGGATGGCCGCTTTGCAGAACGGCTTTACGAGCGTCACCGCAGCACCATCCGCGGCACCGAGGCGGATCGCCGGCACGACCTGCACCTGCAGCTCTCCCGCGGCATCGGCCGCTCCGGAGACAGCGAAGATCTGGTGCAGGGCATAGCGCGTGGGTGATGCGCCGTATGCGAAGGAGAAATAATCCCCGGCACGCAGATCATACCCGACCGGCAGACCCTGCAGCGTCACGACATCTGACCCGCCCGTCGGGGATTTCAGGGAGGGCGTGGCCGCGCCCAGAATGGAGCCGTCCGGATCCGCAGCCGGGTATTGCGATTTCCAGGGCGAGAGGAAGAATGTCCGACCGCGGGTGCGCAGGGATTGCGCCAGAGCCTGTGCAGCGCGCTGGCCATCGAACGTATCCGGCGCTAACTTCACACTTCCGCGCCAGAGCCGGGGTCCGAGATCCGAAACCAGAACCTCGCCGCCGCCGTTCTGCGTATGCCGGACGTTCTCGGTGAGATCCCAGCCGAGCGCGCGCACGCGCAGCCCATCTGCGAAATCCTCCAGCGAAAGGGAAAAGGTCAGCAGGCTCATCCGCGCCTCCGGGGGTCCTGTTGATATGCGGCCATCCGGCGCGGCGCGCCGCTGCGGTCGTATTCCTCGAGGCCGGCCCTGGTGATCCGGACGGCTTCGGCTTGTGCCGCGTCGAGTACCCGGGCCTCAAGGTCACCGGACAGGGCCACTTCCAACCGGATCGGATCGTTATTCGCCATCTGCGCGGACTCGGCGGCAGAGAAGACCCGGGATCCGCCGGGGAGATTGACCAGCTCCGGGCCGCGCTCGCCGACCATCGACAGGCCGCCGGGAGCCATGCCGCCGTTCGCGAAGGCGGGGACGCCGCCGAAAATAGACCCCATTATGCTTCCGAGTCCGGATCCGAAGCTCCCGCCCATCGCGCCGTTGAACAGAGCCTTGAAAGCGCTCTGGGCAGCCATGTCAGAAAGACGATCGAGGAGACCAGAAACAGCATTGCGCGCACTGTCCGCGCCGCGCAGAACGGATGAGAAGACACCGGCAAGGCCGTCGCGCAGCGTGCCCATTGCGGACTTCGCGCGGCGGGCGGAATCGCTCATCCGGTCGATTGCCGCGGCGGGAGTCTGCGCGGATCCGCCGCCGGTTTCGGGCTTCGGCATAGTGGCAACATCTTCGAGCTTCGTGCGCAGATCCTCCAAAGCGGTGGAGGCTTTTGCGGTTCCGTTCGATTTCTTGATGATGTTCTGAATCCGAGCCCATTGCCGCTTGAGGTCTGGCACATCGAAAATCTTCGGCGCGGCGCGCGTGTCGGTCATAACGCCCTTCATGAACGCGGCGCCCGCCTCACGACCGGCCTGTTTTGCTTGTTCAGCCCAAGGGTTCGCGATCCGGCCGAAATCGGATGTACCAATCATGCCGATCGAAAGCTTTCCGCCGCCACCTGCCCAGTCGGGAAGGGCCGAGATCGCGGCATTCACGCCCGAAATCATGGAATTTACGCGCGAGTTGATGCCGTTGATAAGGCCCTCAACAGCACCGATCGTCGCATTCGCGCCGCCGACCATCAGGGCGCCCATTACTGCAGGCAGCTTGTCCCAGGTCTCCTTGACCGCGTTGAAAGCGCCCCGGAAAACACCAATTATGCGGTTTCCGAGCCAGAAGAAGGACTCGAACGCGTAGTTTACGACTCCCTTTGCCAGGTCGCCGAACAGAGTCAGCGTATTTCCGGTATCGCCCGTGGCTTGCTTGAGCTGCATGAATTGGTAGACGGCTTCGCCAAGTCCGACAACGATTGCGCCGATGCCCGTGCGAACCAGGGCGGCCTTGAATTTCTTGGTGGTGAGAGACGCGAGCGTGACCGCAGTAGCATACGCGCCAAAAGCCCCCGCCGCTGCGGTGACATATGCGGTGATCCGGTCGGCGTTTTCAGCGAGCCCAACCATGACACGTCGGAGCGCGCCGCCCTCACCCATCGCTCTCTGCAGCGTGCCTGCAAGGCGCTCAAAAGACGGCGCCAGTGCGCCGGCTACTTCGCCGCGCATAGCCACGAAAGAGTCCCGGATCCGGTCCGAGGTCTCGCCCATTTTCACGAGATTGGCGATCGCCGTGTTTGACATCACCGCACCGGCCTCTTCGGCCGCGTCGCCGAGCCTGGCCATCTCCTTGCCGTTGTTGCGCAGGAGGGGCAGCAGGAGCGTTGCATCGCTTGCCATCGCCTCCATGTAGAAAGTAAACTGCTGCTGCGAGACGCCGGCTTTTTCGAGGCTGGACACATAGAGCTGCAGGGCTTCGGGCCCGGACAGCTTTTCGAACTGCGCCGCCGTGACGCCGACCTTCGGAGCGATATTCTCGAAGAAATCCGCCATCGGGCCGCCGCCGGTGGCCATGAAATCGCCGACCCTGTCATTCACATCCCTGAGGATATCGGACAACTTTTCCTGATCGAGGCCGACGGTGCGGGTGGCGGCGCTCCACCGCTGAAGTTGCTTCGGGGTGGTGTTTGCGACTTTGCTCAACCGGTCAACATCGCGTGCCGCACTGACAGCCTGCGCGCCCATCGCGCCCAGGGCGGCCCCGGCAATGCCGGCTCCGGTGGCGATGCGCTGCATGTCGGCCCGCGCTTTTCCGAGAGAGCGCCGAGCGTTTTTCAGGCCCTTCTCGAATTGCGCGCTATTCAGGCTCAAATTCGCCCGAAGTGCGCCGATTACTGCTCCGACTGACATTCCGCTTCTCTCTTTGCCTTGGCCTGTTTCGCTATCTCTCGGATCCGGGCGAAACCTTCCTCGACGCTCACCTTCTCCGGCTTGTCACCCTCGAGGAGCTTCTCAAGCCGCGGCACCTTCTTCGCTCTCGAGAGCATCGCCGTGATCCATGCTTGCTCGATCCTTGCGTCTCCCTCGCGCTTGAGCCGACGCCCCTCCCCTTTCATCTGGCGGAAATACTGGCGCGGCGTCATACGCCAGAACTTGTCTTCCGAGACACCGACGGAGATCCCCGCCTCGATCATCTCGTCCCAGTCCCAGCTCGGAGCCCCGCGACTTACGCCGCGGGCGTCTCGTTTCCCGGCTCACCATCGCTTTCGTCGGCAGCGGGGAAGGCCGCTTCCATGGCAGAGTTGAACGCGTCCATGTCCTCGGACAGGATGTCCCCAGCGTCGGCGAGCGTCGCCGTCGGCTGGTGGCGCAGAAGAGCTTGGTGGCACAGGTGGCGCAGGTCGGAGATGCGCGATGTTCCGGCTCGTGCGCGGCCTTCGAAAAGGGCCCAGGAGGTGTCGGTCGCGTCCTCGAAACCCGCGATGGCGTTCATGTCCACGACGATCTTCCAGTCGCCGGACTCTGTTTTTGCGACGGCTTCACCGCGGATCTTGTTTGCCATTACACACCTCCGTCGGTGATTTCGGCGCCGATGCGCAGGGTGATCACAGCGACCTTTTTGTCATCCATGGGAATGTTGCGCTGGTAGGACTTGATCGTTGCCTCGAAGACTTCGGCGGTGCCGTCGTTCTCGGTGAGCTGAAGCTGCCCCGTCACGCCCTTGTTGTCGCGCATGAGGACGTCGATGGCGGACCCCGGCAAATGTTGGATCGTGATCGAAACTTCCCCGTTATCGACGAGGCCGGAGATGTATTCCTTTGCCCGATCGGGGCTTTCGAAATGCGTGACATCCACGTCATCGAAAGTCGGATTGGGGAACTCAACCCCTTCCATGCGCGCGAATTTGACGAAAGTGGTGCCGCCATCGACCGAAAATTCGGCGATAGAGCCGTGGCCGATATCGGGTGCTGTTGCAGGCATTTGGGTGCTCCTGGGTTTGGTTGTCCGTTACCCAGGAGATGTGGCCCCACGGCGCTCACCGCTCACGCGAGGCGCCAATGAACCTCGAAGTCTTGAGAAATGCGCCAGGGCCGTTCCGCTTCACCGGATCCGCCTTCGCGATTGTCGCGCTCAGCGACCCGGAAAGTCCCCATCACATTGCCCGATCGGTAGCCGTCGAGGGCGGTGCGGATCTGTCCGGCCAGGTTCGACGCCTCGCCGTAGCCCAGCGCATACACATCGACTTGGACGCGGCTCACAGAGGTCCCGTCCGGGCCTTCGAATGTGTGGCCGCCCTGGTCCGATGGAAGCGTCAGCACGACGCCCGGATACGGCGAGCCCTGCGGCCGGGCGCCCCAGTCAATCGGGGTGCCGGGCAGAGCGTCTTGGAGCATGGCGCGGATCTGTAGTTTCATCACAGTTTCCCTTTCCGCTTGAGCTGACGGCGGATCCCGGCCCACAGTTCCGTCTTGATCGTGTCGATCATCCGCCCGGTGTTCGCGTCCCAAGCGGGGCGCAGGAAAGGCTGCGCGGCGTGATGCTCCGTGCCGAATTCCTGGTGGTGGCCGTATGCACTGGCCTCATTTGCGACACCCACATACAGCTCGACATCGCCGCGGCGCCGACGCTGGACGCGCTTCTGCCTCTTGTTCAGCTTCGATCCGACTTTGATGCTGTCTGCCAGGACGATACCGTCTGTATCCGTCTCATCGCGGGGCGCATTCGCCGCCGCGTCTGCCGCCACTGGCTTCGCAGCTTTCCGAAGTGCTGCGCGAGATATGCGCTTCGACGCCTTGGGATCGCCGAGCCCCGCAAGGGCTCGGTCGAGGTCCTTGAATCCTTCGACTTTGAATTTCGCGCTCATGTGTCCGCACTCGCGCTTGCGGTGATCTCGAGCTTTTGGCGGCGGCCGATCTCTTTCGGCGGCGCGGCGATGTTGAACTCCAGCCCGTCGTAAATGATCCTGTCTTTCGCAGTGATGCTCCCGGCGGTGGAGGAATACCGAATCCGAAAACGGTGCGTGACATGCGCGGCCACTTCGCCCGCGCGCCAACGCTCACCGTCCGAGATCGGGGTGACCTCGGCCCACACCTCTGCAAGGAGCGACCATGTGACCGTGCCAGCACTGGTGAATCCGTCATCGGTCGCGGTGGCGCGTTCGATGCGGATCCGGCGGTCCATCTTGCCGGCGGTCATCTTGGGCGGATCCTGTGAAGACCAGCGATCGTCTCGACTGCCATCGGCAGAGTAATCGCGCTTTCTCCGATGACCACGGCCTCGCGGTTCTCGTAGAGGTGCGCGGCCAAGAGCTTGATCGCCGCCTTGAGATCCTCCGGCACCGCGGCAAAGCCCACGGTGTAGGTGATCTCGACGTTGTATTTTTCCTGATCAGTGAAAAAGGGCCATTCCTCGCCCGGGATCAGCCGAGCGGGACCGTTTCCAGCTACGGTGAAATCAGCCGCATCTTGAGAAGCGCCGTCGAATGAGACGCTGTCGATGCTCTGGACGTGTCCTCCCGGCAGATCAATCGGGGACTTACCGCATGGCAGTCTGCTCAAGCGGAGCTTTGCTGCGCGTGCAGGCATGAGGCGGCCAGTAAGCTTCTCGAGGTGACGCACGGCGGCCTTTTCGGCGGCCAGGATTGCCTCGTCATCGTCATTGTCATCACGACGCACGTGAAGGCGCATATCATCCAGCGGGACGATCGCGTTTGTAGGAGGATCTGATGGAATGAAATCGGGCCGCAGCATCAGCGCACCTCTTCGGATTTCAGGTAATAGAAGGGCCGCCCTTGGGCGGCCCTTACGTCAAACATTAGGCGGCGGGCGCGTTCTTGTAGACCCTGACCGCGTTTGCGTCGATCAAGTTGCCGCCGGAGCGGTGCCAGCCAAGGAAGCCGACCTGGCCCTTTTTGGTGTAGGCGCTGTCCGTGAAGCGGAAGAGCGTGGTGCTCATGACATCGCGGATGTAGTAGCCAGAGAAGTCACCGAAGGCGATCGACTTCGCGCCGGCGGCCGGAGCAGCCACATCGTTATTCACGACAATGGGGCGGTTCAGGAGGCGGTCAGGTGCGCCACCCGGATTGCCCTGCTCATAGCCCGGCACGAAGATCGGACGGCCATTGTTGTCCTTGATCTTGCGGATGCCTGACAGCGCGGCGTCACTGAGCATGAACGCGGCGTCCTGGCGATAAGCCTCGTCGATCGAGCTCTCCAGCGCCACGAGACCGTCGTAGTCGATATTCGTGCGAAGCGCTGCGCCGGAGCCCGTGTGACCCACCGTGGCGGCAGTGATCAGACCGCGCGGCTGGGCGGTTCCGGTGCCAACCGTGAAGAGACGGTTGGTGATCCGGCCAAGGCGCGTGATCAGGCGACCGCGGACAAAGCTCTCGATGTCGATAGCGCTGTCTTGCAGAAGCTCGATCGGGACGGTGACAACCTTGGACGAGAACTTGAAGACCGGCAGACCGACGGTTCCGAAGGACACGTCTTCATCAGTGGCTGTTTGGTTCTCTGGGATGATCTCGCCGATCTCGGCTGTGCCGTCGGAAGTCGGGAAAGACATCGCTCCGCCGCCTTCGGTCTGCAGGACCGTGGCAACTCCGCGCATTCCGCCGTACGCCTTGAGGGCATCGACGACAGAGCGGGCGACTTCGGAGTCGACGGTGAATCCACCCTCGCTGTCCACGCCCGTCGATTGAGCGTTGCGAACCTGCTCCCAATCAGTTGCGTTCAGCGCATTGTCACCGCCGCGCAGCCAACGCTGAAAGAGCTTGGTGCTCTCGCCGGTGTTGCGATCATGCCGCTCAGCAGCTTCGACGATCCGCTCTTCGCGGGTCTCGTCGGCGAGGCGCGAATTGACCTGTTCGATGCGCGAGATTTCTGCGTCGATGCGGTCAACCTCAGCCAGCCCGGTGTCATACGCGGACTGGTCTTTCTCGGTAAAATCGCCGTCCTTGTTGACGAGATCATGCAGCTCCTTGCCTTTTGCGGCACGCTGCTCACGGAGGCCTTGAATAGACTTCATCAGTTTTTCACTCCTACTTGATGACGGCCCGTCCATGGGCCTTGATTGCCTTCTCGTAGGAGATGTGTCCCGTAATGGAGCTTCGCTCACTAAAGACCCTTTTCGATCAATTTCACCCGACGCCGACGCTCAGCCATGATCGTGGATTGCTTTTGCGCCTCGACCGCCGGGGTTTCGATGACAACTTCCGTGGCGTTCGGGTCTTCCGCGCTCTCCCAGGTCTCCTGTGAGATGAAAGCGCTGGTGTCGTCAGCTTTCTCCTTGGGCTTTTCGACTTCCTGCGGCGTGTTTTTGAATGCCGAAAGGTCCCAACGGTTCTGCGTTTGCTGGGTGGACGCTTCGAGTGTCTCGTCGGAAAGGCCGTTTTCAAGAGCGGCAGCGGAGCCATACCAGGATTCCTTGCTCATCTCGAAAGCCCAGTCGACCTTGTCGCCAGCTTTGCGCCGGTAGGTCCCTTCGATCTCGCCGTCGATCTGCTCGAGCAGCTCGGCATCCTTGCGAAGATCGTGCTTGTCGCCCATCGAAATTGTCCAAGCGTCGTGGATCATCATCATTGCTCCGGGGACCATTACTGTGCGCGCGCAATTTGCTGCCAACACTGACGCCGCAGAAGCTGCGAGGCTGTCGACCTGCGCCGTGATCTCGCCGGGGTATTCTCGCACCGCAGCGACCATTGCCTGCGCTCCGAAAACCGATCCTCCGGGCGAGTTGAATCTCACGCGAACCGGGCCTCCGTCGCACTTATCCAGCGCATCCCAGAACATATTCGGAGAGATGCCACCAAGCCACATCGCTTCCTCATCATCTGATGCAAACGCATCATAGAACCAGATCTCGTTCCCTTCGGCCCGAAACGATCCCTTGTCTTTGTTCGCGAGACGAAGCTTGATTTGGTTCAGGTTACGGTTTCTCATCGGTGTCTCCGTTGTCAGTGTTTTCGTCTCCCGGCTCGAAGGCAGGAACAGTTTCAGCAGACCCGGAAGCGATAGGTTCCGGGAGATCGGCATTGCGAGGAAGGGAGATGAACTCACGGACCTCTCCTATTGTCATGAATGGTTGTTCCCCGGCGCGGCCCAGCGCCACCCGGAGGCTCTGGAAGAGCTCTTTCGTGTTTGCTCGCTCAAGCTCGCGCGTGTCGAATTCCGCCATGCGACGAGACTTCCGGAAGATCTTGCGGTTGAGCTCGGATTGGAATGCGTTCAGGTGATCCCGGAGTGTGAAGCGGACAAAGCCTTGCCCCATCTCGGATACGCCTGACCCCCAGCTCGTGGTCTTCTCGGTATGACCGACCATGAATGGCGGCACGCCATAGACGCGGCAGATCTCTTCCACCTGGAACTTCCGCGTCTCGAGGAGCTGCATGTCTTTCAGCGGCATCGTCAGAGGCTTCACCTCGAGGCCGCCTTCCAGGATCATGGGACGGCCAGCATTGCGCGCGCCCTCGTGTTCACGCAGCATCTCCTGGAGACTGGCAAACTGCTCTTCGCTCAGGTTTTGCTCTGTCTGCAGAGCGTAATCCGGGCGCGAGTTGTTCTTCAGAAAATGCGCGGCGAAGCGTTGAGCCTCTTTCGCGATCAGCGCCGGGTTGTTCATCCAGTGCTGAAGCGGCGAAAGCCCGCGCAGCCCATCGAAGCCAAGACCAGAGATGTGGATAACATCATCCTGATCGAGCGTCCGGATCTTGTTGATGTCGAGCGTCGTGTCGGGCTTTTCGATCGTCGGGTCGGGTGCGATCTCGTACACCAGGCGACTGCCGTCCGGCGATGCGATCGGTCGAACCCGGTCAGGGTGGATTGGAACGATTCCGATAACCCGGCCCGATCGGCTGCGCTTGATTTCGGCGTAGGCATTTCCGTGGAGCAGCTTTGATGCCACGAGGAACTGCCAGGCCGCTGCGGCCGTCCATCGCGGAGAAAACTCCTCGTTCAAGATCCACCAGTAGTCATGCCGGTAGTCTCGGATCTTGTCCCCGTCATCCTCACGCTTATAGACATGCATCGGAAGCGAGGCGATCGCGCCAGCGATTACCTGGGTGCATGCGAATACTGTCGAGATGCCCAGCGCGCCGCTCTCGGAGATCGACCCGCTGTCGCCTCCATGCACCAGAGAATTCCACACATCGCCGCCGCGACGGACCTTGCCCGAATCCACTGAATTGGATGGGGCGATCATTCGAGCGACAGACAGACGAAGAGTTGCGATAGCGTTCATGCGTAGCGGATCCTTGGTGTTCCTTTTGGAGATGTGGCCTCTGGCTCGCCGTCGCCGACAAGACCAGCGGCCATGGTCAGAGAAACCATTCCGTCGATGCGACCGGTGCTCTTGTGCTTCGCAGGCTTGCGATTGCCGGCGGGGTCTTTCTGCAAGCGCGTATTCGCCATGCACATCGTCAGGATCGGGTGATCGCCGTGGCGCAGGTGGTTATCCAATATGGCGCTTTCGAGCGTCCGGACTGCAGGCGACATCGAAATAAAGCCCTGGCCGAACTCGCGGAACAGGGCTTCATCCCCTTCGAGCTGATCCTCGGTGAAGCCTTCCTTCTCGAGGTATGGCCGGAAGTGCCTCCAATTGTATCGGTCGAAGGCCAGACCTTTCAAATTTGGAAGACCACCCACCAGCTCCCAGATCTGCTCAGCGACCCAACCGTAATCCACCGTGCGGCCCGGCGTGGTCTGCAGGAATCCTTCTTCCTCCCAGCGGTCATACGGCACGGCATCGGCATCGCTCTTGGCTTCTATGCCTTCGTGCGGCAGCCAGAAAGTCGGATGCACATGCCATCCGCCGTCTTCGTCAATCCCGACCAAGACCAGGGCGGTCAGGTCTCGCACCTCGGACAAGTCGAGGCCGCCGAAGACAGACAGACATTCAGAAAGAGGCTTGGGAGAAGCGGAGCATTCAGCCCAGATCGCCCGTTCGATAAAGGGCTCTTCGGCTGACACGCGTTGGTTCAAATACAAGTTGCGGAAGCTGGCTTGCTTTGAGGGCAGCCGCGCCGCCTCTTTCGCTTGCTGCAGCATATACTCTTGGTTCTGCCACACAGCCCACGCCGGGTTTGCCTCCTCCAGTGCCTCCCGCGAAAACGGATCCGGGTGGTCGAGACGCGCCCCATCGACCCGGACAACGATTGCAGGATCCTCGGATGCAATAGCGTTGTCGATCTCCTTTGAGAGCCATGCCCCGTCATTCGGCGCCTGGGTCGAAATCGCGACAATAAGCGGATCCTCTTGCGCGGCCGACCCGGACACCAGAGCTTCGATCAGGTCATTCGTCTCTTTCCGCTCCTGGCCCATCTCGTCGAGGATCACCAGGCGGGGAGAGAGTCCGTGCGCCGTCTTGCCGTCTTTCGACATCGCGCGGTAGTACGACCCCAGATCCGGCACCGTGATCTCTTTGGTGCTGTCCTTGATCGAGCAGTTGTTCAGCAGATCCGGATTCATCCTGATCATTCGAGACAGCAGCTTGAAAAGGATCGCCGCCTGCTCTCGTGCCATCGCGCCGGAATAGACCTCGGTCATCGGCGCGGCCTCGGGGCCGAGCAGGTAGAGCAGCGCGATCATTGCCGCTTCGACCGACTTCGCATTCTTCCGGGGGCGGCTGATGATGGCCTTGCTGACCGGTCCGCGGATGTCTTCCGGATCGCGGAATATCAAATCGAGGTCTTCGCACATGAAATCGGCGACCACGAGCGGCTTGCCGACCAGCTTGCCGTCCGGGATCTTGCAGTGATCTTCGAGCCATAGGATGTTGCGGATGGCGCGCTCCGACAGATCCATCGCGACCAAAGCCTCACGGCGCGCCAGCTTTTCGTGCGCACTACGCATCACGCATGCCACGGCTTTTTCGCCTGGCCGCCGCCGTCTTGCGGGCTGCGGTCTTTCTTGTGGTTGGTCAGGGCTTGGTTGGTGATCCGCAACGAGCGAGCGTGCGCCATGGCAGCACGGCCTTCGCGGTCTCGCATCTTCAGGAGCTTGTCGAGCGCTCCGACCTTTTCGATCGGCTCGCCGTCGCCGGCCTTCACCTCTTCAACCAGAGCGTCGAGCTCGCGCACCGACACAGTGTGCCGACAGTAGCCCTCGAGCGTACCGTGCGTCTCGGCCGGGAACCACTCCGCGGCGCAGGCATCCACGACGCGCCTCCACTCCTCGGCCTGCTCCGTTGTGAGGTGGTCAGGTGCCTCGGCACGGGCCGGGCCAATCGCGTTTTCTGCGACGATGCTCAGCGCCTCTGCGCTCTTTTTGCCCGATCTGCCTGCTTTGCCCGCCATGTCACTTCACCGAAATTGAAAAATTCTTCCCATTCAAAAAGAGTTGTGTCCCCGCATCCGGTCCCCTGTTGAAGGCTCTGAAGATTTGACCACCCCCCGCCTCGAAAACTCCAAAATTCCGGTGTTCAGTCAGTAGATGTGGCCTGGAGCCTTGCGCCGCGGACATAACGCCAACGCGGGATAGAGATGTTGCAGGTCAGTTTGCTCATTATTTCTCTCCTTGTGTGATCGGCCACCCATCCAGCCCGATCACCGGTCGCGTGCTTTTCGCCGCCATGGCTTCGCGCTTGGTCTTCTCGGCGTGGCATGGCGTGCAGATTGACTGTAGGTTCTCCAGGCTCTCATCTCCGCCGGCGGCTCTGTTGATGATGTGATCGACCTCTTTGGCCTCGGTCGTGCGACCCGCCTGCAGGCAGGGCTGACATAGGCGCATGTCACGACGCAAAGCAGCCACACGGCGCTTACGCCATGTGGCTCCATAACCGCGGCTATGTGCTGAACCCTGTCTGTCTTTCCATCCGCTCATACGGAGGAGATGTGGCCTGGAGCGTGGGGCCGCTCAGTCGGGAGCGAATACGGAATCGCCATCTTCGAGCCGCACCAGGGTGTTAAGCCAGTCGAACGATGACAGCCTCGCAGCATGTGACTGAACCCCGGCGGAGATGATCGAATTCGGATACCAGCAGATTATCCAGCCTTGTCGCTCAAGGCATCGCCTGGCCTCCTCGAACGCCAGTCCTTCACGGATCTCTTGCCCTTGTGCATTCACTGCGAAATCTGCGATCTCCCAAAAAAGCGCGCCCTCGTCCTGAAGTATCGCGTGAATGCTGACCGGTGCGAGCTCCGGGAGGCGATGCTCCATCCAGGCCGCCACCCGGCCGAGATCCTCTTCAAGCTCCATCATTGCCATCTCGATGGGTATCATTGTATCCTCCTCAGCCCGATCCGTTCATGCGCGCACAGCCCTTTCGCGGAACCGGAGACAGCGTATGCCATTTTTGCACCCTCGTGCCATTTCAGCCCATACCCGAGCATGAGAAGGATCGCGTAAGCTTTTTCGATGACTGGGCCGTTGCACCTCACCCGCCCGGAGTAGTCGGCAAAAAGACTGGAGATCACGTTGTTGTCGATGTGTCTTTCCTGTGCGGTCGCAAAGAGAACGATAGGCGGGTGCGGGATGCGACGAAGGAAATAGGGGGCAGCCAGGGGGCAGCCAGGGGGCAAGGGGTTTGCCCCCTATTTTCCTATTCGTTTCCGATACTTAACCCCGAGGGGGCAGGGGGGCAGCCTTCCGCAACTTTTTTTTCCACTGAGCGTACGAAAAATTTTCTGATAAAATGTTCTCTTATTGCGTGTCTACGTCTCTTCATGAGTGACAACTTTATAAATTAAAAAACGAAATCCCCACACACGAAAAACCTCAAAACCCTGCCCCCTCTGCCCCCTGCTTCTTATCTATCTGTTTTTATTGCTAAAATGGGGGGCAAAACCCTTGCCCCCTGGCTGCCCCCTTTGCCCCCTGCGACACGATTGGAGACACTGAAACAGTCGGAAACATTTCGTGATTGGACTTCTTTCACGAAATCTGGGTCGGGAACCATCTCCCTTGAGCGACGGAGAGTCGCGTCTTCCCTGCTGGACCTGAAAGCCCCCGGATTGATCCCCGGGGGCGGCCCAGACCGGGAGGAGCCAACAGGTAAAGGGTATAAAAACAATGACAAAAGACAAAGTTGAGGCGATCCGCAAGGCACGTGACGAAGCTGTCGAGAAGGTCGCAGAACTCGAAGTCAACAAAGCGGAAAAGGCGGCTTTGAATGCCACCGCCGCGAAGGCCGACAAGGTGGATGCCGCAAAGGCGGCGGCGGAGGCTCGCGCAGAGCTGACGACAGAGAAGCGCAAGCTGTCCGGGCTCGAGAAAGATCTCGCGAAGGCCGAAAAGGAAGCTGAGAAGGCCGCACAGGAAGAAGCTAAGCGCGCGGCGTCGGAGGAGCGTGCAGAGCAGCGGCGCATCCGTGAGCAGCTTGCCGAGAGCAACCCGCTCATGGCGTTCGAGGTGAATTATTCCGCACTTGGCGCGTGGGTCGCCAAGAAAGCGGAAGACCGGGCGTGCTTCGTCGAAGGTGCTGGATGGGGTGAGTGGACTGGCAGCCACTGGCAGTTTTCGCGGAGGCCCAGCGCAGAGCTTCTCGATCGCGTGCGCCGTCTCTATGCGACCGAGGAAGGCGATGTCGCTGAAAAGCTCAACGCGAACGCCAAGAGTGCCGAATATATTCTGGACCATGCGAAGGGGGCGATGACGCTGCCGCGGGAATGGTTCAACTCGTTCCGGGTTGCTCACTTGGTCGCATTCAAGAATGTCACGGTCGATCTCCGCACCGGCGAGACGATGCCGCACGATCCAGAGCACTACATGACAGGCGCACTTCAGTGCGACTATGACAAGACGGCAGATGTGAAGCGTATCGCGAGGACTTTTGCGCGTTTCTGGCCCGGGGATCCCGAGACTGCTCAAATGTTTCGTATTGCGATCGGCTACTCGTTGACCGGCGAGGTTGCGGCGAAGCGTATGTTCTTCATGACGGGCGATCAGGATGACGCGAACTCGAACGGCGACAACGGCAAGTCACTCGTTCAGAATGCCCTCGTGAAGCTGTTCGGCGGCGGTCGTGGCGGCTGGGCATGCTCGGTGAAACCCGGAATTATCCTCGACACCGGGGACCGTGACGCAAACTCTCACGACGGCGCGAAGACGCCTCTTATCTGGTCCCGTTTCGCTATGGCATCGGAGCCGCGCAAGGGTTCATCCATCGAGGCCGGCGAATTCAACCGCATCTCCGGCGGCGACGAACAGACTGCCAGGCCTCCGCATGGTGAGGAAAGCATCCATTTCGTGAACGTCGCCTCATTTTGGATGTCCATGAACGGCGTTCCGCGCTTCAAGAGCTGGGACAAGGCGACGAAGGTCAGGCTCACGCCTTTCCCGTTCAACCAGTCTTTCTATGACCCTGGCACGGCTCCAGCTGGATACCAGGAGAAGGAGGTCGGTCTTGCGGACTGGCTTGCCTCCGAGGAAGGACAGAAGGCTCTCGGTCTATACGCCGTTCTTGGGGCACGGGCATACTACCGCATCAATAACGGCAAGGCCGGCAATTTCCCGAACTCTCCGGCTGTCGAGTCGCTGCGCGAAAAGATCCTCGAGCGCGCGAACCCTTACCACGAGATGTTCGAAGAGTGGTTTGAGTTTGACCCGGCGCTCGACACAACCGCCCCCGCGATCAACAAGCTCTTCCAAATCTACCTCGGGGGCCGCCAGCCCAAGCCTTACGAGAAAGAGGCCCTTGTCGACGCGATGGCTGGACACGGCGTCTCGAAGAAGCTCGTGAAGGTCAGAGGCGATCGATACTACCGCGGAGTCGGATTGACCGAAAAGGCCCTTGAGATCATGAGGCAACACTACATCCCGAGCCCGGTTCGCGAGAATAACGGCAATGTCGTGAGTATCGCTGCCGAGTGAATACCCGCTGGCCGGGTGACGGGCCGGGACCTGTTGAACTGCCCCGGCCATAGTGCCGGGGTCTTTTTATTGCCGATCGTTACTTTCGACCCAATCCCCAAGGAGTTTCAGAATAACCATGAGGATTGCACAATACACACCCGGTCCGATGAACCACGATGCCGAATGTTAACCCAAGGTAATCTATTGTTCCGGCATGACCCCGAGTGACGCTCCCTCCATCATCCGCCGCAACACCCAAGTGCGCTTGGAGTGGCCCGACCTGGCCGTGCTCGTGTACGACCGGCCCGATGGGCTCGAGATCGGGCAATTCGAGAAAACCTTGGGCAGGCATTTTGGACCGAGATCCGCGAGGACTATTTCCTGAGAAACACAGGGAATAATCGAATGCCCAAGACAAAAATGCTGACCCGCGATCAGGAAATGGACCTCGCTCGGGCCTGGCTTGATCACGGCGATGAGCGCGCCCGGGCCCGCCTGGTGCGCGCATATCAACCGATGATCGTGCGCATCGCGAAAAAGCACCATCGGCCGGGCGTCGATCTTCAAGACCTGATCCAAGAGGGCAATATCGGCTTTCTGGGCGGCCTCGACAATTTCGAGCCGGATCGCGGGTATTCAATCGGCACCCTGGCGCGGTTCCACATCGGCAACAAGATCTGCATCTATCTCGGCGATACGGGTGCAATTGTGCGGATTCCGAATAGCAAGCGCATCCGTCGATTGCTCAGCGCCGTTATCCGACCCATCCGTGAGATTGAAGCCCTGCACGGCGTGAAGCTTACAGCGGCCGAGGAGTCCAGTATATGCGAGGATGAGGGCTTCACGCATGCGGAACTCGAGAATTACCGCGCCGTCCACGGGGTGCCGTGCGGTATCGAAGCCGGCGGGGACGAGGACGAGAGCGGAAGCGAGCTCGCCGACGTGAGCGACACACCTGAAGACGCCCTGCTTGTGTCTCGCTCCCTCGAAGCCTCCCAGCGCGCCGTTGCTGGCATCCTGTCATCCCTCCCCGCGAAGACCCAGAAGATCGTCGCCATGCGGCACCTGTCGGACGAGTTCGTCTCGCTCGACAGCATCGCGGAGGAACTCGGCATGACGCGCGAAGGCGTTCGGAAATCCGAGGCGGCCGCGGTCGACAAGATCCGGACCCGCCTTATTGCCGAAGGATTCACCGGGCTGGGGGATGTGCTTGATGGGTAGCGCGTAAGCGTCCGGTCTGACTGGTGTTGATTTATTCAGCAGCCCAATTCCAAGGCATGAGGTCTTCGAGGCGGGTCATTTTGTGGTCTGCAACACGGGCGAGCACCCAGCGAAGCCAAGCCTCTGGA